GTATATGATATATAAAGATAAATAGTCTTTTATCCTATCCTCAATTTAGGGTCTCTATATTACTCTTATACCGAATTTCTTGGGATCTAGGGATAATTGAAGATTCCTTAATAATTTCAACAACTTAATTGATCCCAGAAGCATGGGATCTATAGGGATCTTTGGGATCAACCATTGACTGTAAACATTGTGACGGGTTGTACAAAATGGAAAAATATTTGACTTCATTTTAATTCGTACTATGTTAGGCCCATATGACAAAAATGGAGAGTTGAAATGAGTTTCGAAATAAGTCGGCGACCCATTGATGGACTAGAACAATATGGTCCAGGGAGGCCCCCCAAATACCCGTTCAGGGATATGCAGATTGGAGACTGTTTTCGTTTGGGGTTAGATAATCCCAGCAATGTAAGAAGCTGTGCAGCATCTTATGCCGTTCGAAACAACAAAAAGTTTACCGTGCGCAAACAAGACGGTGAATATTTCTGCTGGCGTATCGCATAATAAAAGCCGGCTCTACGAAACGGTGGAGGACGCTCGGAGCCGGCTTGTGGTTCCGACGAAGAAAGGCAAAAACGCCAGAACATGGATAATCTAACATGACCAACACACATATACAAGCCTTTGCTGAGAACAATCATCGTGTTTTTATGTTGGAAAGCATTGATGGTAATTATTGTGGTTGCGGCAATCCTAAATGCACAGCAATAGGCAAGCATCCTGTAGCTTCCAACTGGCAGAATACCCCGCAATGGGATGATGACCAGATAGAAAACATGTCAATGATGGTTGACAGCATGGGGCGCGGATATGGCGTTCTGTGTAGCAATCTATTGGTAATTGACGTGGACGCTAAGAACGGTGGCCTTGCTTCATATGCAGCACTATTAGAGAAATTCCCTGATATTGCGTCAGCTGGCCTTATCGTCGAGACAGGATCAGGTGGTGGATCCAAGCACCTTTATTTTTCATTGCCAGCCGATGTTAAAACGGTTCAGACGCATAAAGACTATAAGGGCATTGATTTCAAACACACCGGTTTCGTCGTGGGGCCTGGATCGCCGCATAAGTCTGGGAGAAATTATAATGTTCTCTCTGGGTCTGTGGATGACATAGACCATGCGCCATCTGCTCTTGTTGAGTTCCTTAAAAGAGAGGAGCGCAGGAAGATCGAATATGAAGGCAGCACGATAGATATATCTGATAGCGTCATTGCAGACATGCTGTCTCATATTGATTGCTACGACGAATATTCCGATTGGATAAAGATCGGTATGGCTATCCATGACGCCACTCACGGCAACGGTGTAGCGCTGTGGGATGAATGGAGCAGACGTAGCTCTAAATACAATCCAGAAGCCATTGACGCCCGGTGGCACTCATTCGGCAAGTCGTCAAATCCTGTTACCATTGGCACATTGATCAAAATGGCACAGGATGGAGGGTGGACGGAGAAAGTATCGTTCGAGGAAGTCGAGCTGCAAGGATGGTTCGCGAAGGCTGTAACTGGTAATCCTGTCACTCAAGGCATTACCAAAGAAGATATTAAAGAGGTAAAAAACCCTATCAAGGGCTGTCCTGTAGATATCTCAACAATCGACCTGACAATGCCGCCTGGCTTCTGCGGGGAGGTGACGCGGTGGATTAACACACAGTGCCGTTATCCTCGTTTAAACCTGTCTGCAATGGCTTCTCTATACGCGATTGGCAACATTGCGGGTCTTAACTACGCTGCGAACGACACCAGCCGGACAAGGGCAAATCTTGCCATATTCTGCGTAGCTGGGTCAGGGACTGGTAAAGATGCTGTGCTGGAGGCCGTTAATAAGATCATAATCCTCGCTGGAATGTCTGGGGCAAATCACGGAAAGATTAAGTCTGAACGTGAAATGTATCAAAATCTGATACATCATCAGGCGGCAATATATACCATTGATGAAGTTGGAGCGCATCTTGCAAAGATTAGCAACGCTTCTCGATCCGGCGCGTCTCACCTTGAGGGTGTTATTGAAACATTCATGAGCGTTTACACCAAGTCTGAATCTTTCCACATTGTGGGGGGGGATGATAAACGCGAACTGCAAAAGATGATGCGTGATAAGCTGGCTTACTTCGCGCAAAAGGTAGAGGAAAATGAGGATAAAGAACATTCTCAAAAGATGGTTGATAGCCTGAAAGAGCGCTTGAAGACAGCCGATAGACTTGTTGAGCCATTCTTGTCTTTGATTGGGTTTACCACACCTACACAGCTATCCCGTATGATGGTCATTGATAACGCGGAAAGCGGGTTCCTTGGCCGTACGGTTATGTGTGTAGAGCCAGATATTAACCCTTATCCAAATCCAGGGTTTACCAAGGAAGATATGCCATATGGCATGAAAATGAAGATTCTTGCCCTATCTGGCGTGGATAGTAGTGAAGAGTTTGACCGGATTGAGCGTCGAGGGCCGTTGAAACTGGTTGATATAGAACCAGAGGCAAAGGAACTTATTGAACGGTGTATCAATTGGACTGTTGATTATAACCAGAGCAAGATTGAAATGGGCTTGGAGCCATTCTCTGGTTTGTATCGACGTGTGTGCGAGAAGGCGATTAAGATTGCCCTTATCCTTGGCATACCAGATGGGTTGATAACTGTTGAGCATGTAAAATGGGCGATGGCCGCTTCTATGCGTGATGCTGAGGAAAAGGTAAGCGCAATCACCATTGAGGATAAATCATTTTCGAAGGCTGATAAGCTTCTGGCGTCTATTTACAAAGCAGTGAAAAATAAGCCGGGGCAAACATTTGCGTGGATTGCAGCAAGATCAAATATATCAAAATACGGGAAAGAGGAAGTAGAAAAGGCATTGGCGCATATGGTGGCACGTGGTGATATTCGTGTGGAAGAAGATACCAATAAAAAGAATCTTGAAATTTTGAAAAGGTATTATGTGAGATAACCTGGAAGGAGGTGATGCCTAATGGAACCGGCTAAATTCGGAACCATGCAAAAAGCCCCGGCGTAAAAACCGGGGCGTTAATGTTAAAGGCGCATTAATATGCATAGGTTAATAAACGTCAGGATTAGATTCGCGGTTATTAGTGTTTCTATCATCCCTCTCCCTCCTGCAATGCCCTATACTCACTAACCTTTTTAATGGTTTCCCATGTTGGGTTGATGGTTTTCCCTACCTTGATACGACTCAGGGACTGGTAAATCATCCCTGTTTCCTTCGCCATTTTATGCAGTCCGCCATAAGGCAGGCTACGTAGATATTCCTGAAGCTCTGGACCTGTGAGGTATTTCATATTTTTCCCTTTTGTTGAAAATCTATGTTGACAATACAATTGAATGATGCGAAAAGCAATACGTAAATTGAAGAAAGGCAAATAAATGAGCATTCTACAAAACGCAACAAATGACGGTGGCGAGCAGGCGTTGATTGTGACGCTGTTTGGCACACCAGGCACTGGTAAAACATCAACAGCGCTTACATTCCCTAAGCCGTATATGATCCGTACTCAGGGTGAAGCAGTGCCACGTGACGCCCCTAATAAGGCCGTATCATTGGGGATTACAGATAGCCCTGCCAAGCTGTGGGAACAGCTAACGGCACTCTGCAAAGATGAACACGACTTTAAGACATTGATCGTTGACAGCTCGACTGGCCTTGAAGGAATGTTCATCAAGGACGTGCTGGATAATGACCCTAAAGCGCGAGGAATTAACACAGCCCTTGGTGGTTATGGTGCAGGACGAGCAGCAGTTGCCGCACAACACGCAAAACTGCGAAAGGGTGCAGAGTATTTGCGGTCTGTTCGTGGGATGCATATTGTGTTCATTGGCCATGCTGATATTGAACGGATTGACCCGCCAGACAGTGAATCGTACTCTAAGTATTCACTGCGTCTTCATCGTGAATCAATGAAGTCATACGTTGATGATGTTGACGTGGTTGGTTTCCTTCGACAAGCAACTATCCTACGTGGTGAAGAAGATGAGCGCAAGAAAGCCATCACCACTGGTGATATTATTCTAACCACTACTTTGCACCCTGCCTTCGTTAGCAAGAACCGTCTCGGCATCAAGGACGATATTGTTGTGCAGATGGGTGTTAATCCTTTGCAGGAGTATTTGTGATGAGTAAAGAAGATGGAGAAGGGACAATTTTGCGCCAATATACCTTTTACAATGCGCAAGATGTTGACGACACTGTAGCAAGGTTAAATAGTAAAATTAGAGAACTTGAAAGCTCTATTGAATCGTTGCAAAGCATGAGACCTCATTGGGCTAAGGGATACACATCAGATAGCATGGCTGCACAGGGACAAACAGCGGCACTATCTCAGATTTGGTCATATCTTGGCGTAGACAATCAAACGGACGCCATGCAAAAGCTTCGTGAACTTAATAAGGAGAACTAAACATGTCATTCTGGAACACCAGCTCCGGCGAAAGCGCCATTTCTAACGCTACCAGCTTCGAGATTGAAGGCGGTGGGGATATTCTGCCAATTCCAGCAGGTACCAAGGTGCTTGCGATTATCGAGAATGTGAAGATTGCGACCGTTAAAGACAGCGTTGAACAATACGTTGAAATCAAGTGGGGCATTATCAAGCCGGAAGTCTATAACAAGCGCAAGATTTTTCAGAAGGTTTGGTGCTTTGACTATGACCCCATGCAGAAAGACCCTGCAAAGGCAAAGGCCAAGAAAGACAAAGCATTGAAGATGTTGGCGGCTATTGATGCCAATGCAGGAGGAAAGCTTGCTCAAGCAGGCGTAGAGCCGACAGATGAAAGCCTTGCTCTGGCGCTTAATAACAAGCCCATGGTTATCGGTCTGAATACTTGGGATGATGCAGAAACAAAGAAGCCAAAGGGTAACTGGGTTTACTACGTTGGCCCCAAGAATGATCCGGTGACGGAAGTTACCAAGGAGGATGTACAGGCGCAGGAGGCTAAGGCGAAGGCGAGCCAGCCTGCTGCGTCGTCTAACTTTAGTCATGACCTAGACGACGAAATCCCATTTTGATCCCTTGTCAAACAAAAGGGCGGCTTCGGTCGCCCTAAAAGGATGCATAATGGGAAAGTATGAATGGAAGCCGTTTACTTTATTGGTTAGTGCTGAGGAAGTGGAGAAAGAAGTGTTGAAGATTGAAGCCGGTAAATATTACAAAACAGGTGATGGCCGTAAGGTTGGGCCTATAAAATCATACGAAGACAGATATTTTCATAAGGCAAGTTTTGCGTGCAGAGAATGGACTTATTTAGAAAATGGTAAATGGGCTGGTTCATTAAATAATGATAACCGTGACCTCATCTCCGAATGGTCAGAAGCACCCATTCGCACCGTAACGCGCCGTGAGATTGTGGAGGGGGTGTATGGGAGCGTAGATATTTATCATGTAACGAAAAAATATGTATGCGTGAAAATAAACTCCAATATGAGTGGTGAAGATCTAAGGGAAACGGCTCACCTGTTTAATCAATTGGCCGAAGCTCTGGAGGAGAATGGAAAATGACCTACACATATTTCGACGTAGAAACGATACCAGACCAATCCGAAGGCGCACTAGAGCGTGCCAAGGAATCAGTAAAGGTTCCTGCTAACTACAAGAACCCAGATACCATTGCGGCATATATCGAAGAAAACGCTCAAGAAGCATGGGAGCGAACGGCACTAGACGGTTGGAAGGGTCATGTTGCTTGTATTGTGATGAATGACATGAAATGGATGGTTCAAGAAACTTGGAGAGAGAAAGAGATGCTCCAAGATTTTTTTAATCGTCTTAATGAATCAACCCTTGTCGGCCACAACATCATCGGCTTTGACATCCCATTCCTAACCAAACGCGCCCTTGTTCTTGGTGTTAAACTGCCACCGGAACATATTTGGCCGCGCAATCTGAAGCCGTGGGATAACCGTGTGTTTGACACCATGTTGCAGCTTGGCAATGGCAAAGAGTTTATCTCGCTGGATAACCTGGCGCGCAACCTTGGCACTAAAGGCAAGGGCAATACGACGGGAGCACAAGTTCATTACATGTGGCAGAATGGGCTGCATGATGAAATTGCAGAATACTGCGCTAATGACGTTCGTATTGTGCGTGAGATTCATGAGCGGTTTCTTGCGTGTAATTGGTAATATGATATAATAAATTTGCGCGGCTAATCCGGCCAGATGAAAAGCAGTTACGCTGACTGCCTGCCGCGTTTACAAATTAGCGAACCCTAGCGAGGTTATTATGGATTACGATTGCATATCAAAATTAATTAAATATTCACCTGAGTCAGGAAAGCTTTTCTGGGTCAAAAGGGATGATGTTTGTAAAAGTTGGAACACAAGATATGCTGGGAAAGAGGCATTCACAGCAACTCTAAACGGCTACAAATATGGAAAAATTTTAGGGAAAAATTATTACGCGCATAGAATTGCATGGTTAATTATGAATGGCGAATTTGCCGATGAGATAGACCATATAGATGGAAACAGAAGCAATAATATTTACAATAATTTAAGATCTGTTTCTCATCAGAACAATATGAAAAATATAACTATGCAGTCAAACAATAACTCCGGTGTAGTTGGAGTGTATTGGAATAGATCAAGATGTAAGTGGCATGCGCACCGGTGAGTTAATGGTAAAAGCCACCATATAGGTTACTTTTCAAATATAGATGACGCTGTAAATTCAAGAAAAAAATATGAAGATATTTTTGGTTATCATAAAAATCACGGGAAGGGGGTATAGGTTTGAAAACACTTCTACGACCCTACCAACAAGAAGCGGTTAATGCCGTAATTGAATATGTGAAAAGCTCCATAATGCCATGCATGGTGGAAGCGCCTACAGGTGCAGGAAAGAGCGTCATTATTGCTGAGATTGCCCGTATTATATACGAAATGACGGGCAAGCGTATTTTGGTGACTGCACCTAGTGCAGAGTTGGTTATTCAGAACCGAGCAAAGTTCATTGCCACTGGCTATCCTGCCAGCATGTATAGTGCAAGCGCTGGTAAGAAAAGCACACGGCATCATGTGGTTTTTGGTACTCCATTGACCATTAAATCTAACATCAAGGCTTTTCAAAAAAACTTTGCCATGGTTATTTGCGATGAATGCGATCTCATAACTCCAACCTTGAAAAAGATTATCGAAGGGATGCAGGAGGGCAATCCAAACCTACGTGTTGTCGGCACAACAGCAACCCCTATGCGTATGAGAGAGGGATATATTTTCAGGGAATGGCCTGATGGACGGATAAACGACGATTCACAGTCGTTGAACCCGTTTTACCATAAATGCGTATATCGCATTGAAGCACGTCATTTGATTGAACAAGGGTATCTTACGAAGCCCGTTATCGGTCAAATCAACGCTAGTAGGTATGATACATCTGGTTTGCAGCTTAACCGCATGGGCAATTACACGCCCGAAAGCCTGGACAAAGCATTTGTAGGTATGGGGAGAAAGACGGCGGCAATCGTTGCTGATATTGTTTCCCAGACACGTAATCGCAATGCTGTATTGATATTTGCAGCTACTGTTAAACACGCTGAAGAAGTTATGGCATCGTTACCTCCTGAAATAAGCGCAATAATTACGGGTGATACAAAAGATCGTAAAGCGATATTGGATAAGGTATCGCGGGGTAAAATAAAATATGTGGTTAACGTAGGTGTTTTGACGGTAGGTGTGGACCTTCCTATTGTCGATACAATTGCGCTTATGCGTCAATCTGAATCCGTGCGCCTATTGCAGCAGATTATTGGTCGCGGGTTGCGCTTATATCCGAACAAGACTGAGTGCTTAATCCTGGATTTTTGCCTTAACCATGAGAAGCATTTCCCTGATGGTGATTTGTTTGACCCAAAAGTTGTTGCTTCCAAACCTAAAGGCGAAGCCAAACCACTAATCGCCAAGTGCCCGATTTGCGAATTCCAGAACGAATTCTCCTGCATCCCAGACTACGCCGATCACGATAAAGACGAAAACGGATATTGCCTGGATGTGTTTGGCAACCAGATCATGACAGAATACGGACCATTGTCTGGACACTATGGAAGGCGGTGCTTTGGCTATGTTCCGGTTGGCGCTGGCAGAGTGGAGCGATGCGGATACAGGTGGAGTGGGAAGGACTGCCCAGCGTGCGGGGAGAAAAACGACATAGCTGCGCGATATTGCTATGTGTGCAAGGCAGAACTTGTAGACCCCAATGAACGGCTCGTGGGGGAGTTCAAAGCCCACAAAAAAGACCCTCATTTGCCGCAATGCGATCAGGTCATATCAATGGATGTGAAAAGAAGCGTGTCTCAGGCTGGCAATGCTATTTTGCGTGTGGATTGGGTAACACCTTATCGTGCTTTCACAACTTACTTTATGGTTGATGGGCGCACACCAAGGCAACAAGCCGAGTATAACAATTTCATGTTGACAACCGACAATGGGAATGTTAAGCCTGAGACAATATCTTATCGCAAGACAGATAGTAAATTCTTTGCCATCCTTGGATACAATCAACCAAAGGATGAAGAACCAGTGAGAGGAATGGCGGCGTGAAATTCCCAGATAACATCCCCCTATTCGGCGACCCATCCTATCGCGGCAAATGCCCGTTAGAAAGCGTCGAGCAGATGAGCCTGGTTAATCAGATCAGGCGCGTTTACCCTGATACGTTCGGCAAGATTGTCTTCCACCCGCGCAATGAGGGTCTGGTTTCAAAGGGCCAGTTTTCGTCTATGGCAAAGCATAAAGCTGAAGGCATGACGAAGGGCGCTCCAGATTGCATAGTCCCCGGAAATCCGGCATTCCTTTGTGAGATAAAAAGAGCCAATCCGCAACTTAGCAAATGGCAAGATGGGCAGATAGAATACCTAGAGGCTGCGCAGAATGCCGGGGCGTTTGTGTGTGTGGCTCTAGGCGCTAAGGCGGCGTGGGAGGCGTTTCAAACCTATGTGGAGAAGTATTATGGAAATTCGTGATATTTTGAATGAGCGTGAGAAGACCCATGGTGACTATAGGTCTCATGCAGCTATCACGCAAGCTTTGAAGGCAGATATGCAGTGCCAATCCTCATGGTCATCTTTGCCTGAACACCAGCGCGAATCACTAGACATGATCGCTCATAAGATTGGTCGTATTCTAGCTGGCGATCCAGACTTCCGCGACCATTGGGCCGACATTGCCGGATATGCAACTCTGAGCGCAGATAGATGTACGAAGTGACCCCATATGATGCAGTTTTTGACATATCTGTGCAAATGCAAATAGAAGGATATGAGAAGTATGCAAGACCAGGAGAGAATAGTCGTTACGCACACAGAAAATGGGAACAGGTACACGCACGAGCCTTCAGGAAAGGTAATATCTGACAGAAAACTCAACCAACTGGTAGTAAATAACATGGTTGACCCTGTTTACGGAGGGCTTTTCGGTGATGACATACAGGAATATGTTTTCACAAAAGGACTTTGAGGATGTCATGTGGGGGAGGGAATTCTACGAGAGCGTCAGCAGCGCGACAAAAGAGGCCGTTGACCATACTCTTAGAAATGAGGCTCTTAGGATATGCAATATAGATGATGTTTATTCTCGAAGGTCAGCGATATATGAATGTCCTGAGATTTTACGAGGGTATCTAAAGGTAGAGATTGAGAGAATTTGGAAAATAAAGATTGACCGGAAAAGGTAAACATGTAATTGTGATTATGTGGAGATAAATCATGACAACAGTTCCAATCATAGCAAAATCACTCGGTCACTTGATGGTTGATGTGGAGATGGACCGAAAAGAACCTGTTAATGCATGGTTCGCAGCAACCGGTAACGAACTGCCCTATAAAATGTGGATGAGGCTTGTTAATAGCCCATTCGACATGATGCAGGCACAGGAAGAAGTGGAGAAATATAATGGGTAAAATACCGGAAGAAGCCGTGGAGGCGGCGATAGCCGCGCACAACAAATACTACGACGATCTTGTCATCTACCCTTCGGAGGAGCCTACGCCGGAAGGAGCTTTTCACGAGGCGTTGAAGGGCGCTCTCCCCTTCCTCCCCGTGCAAGGGGCTGTGAAGAAGCTGGAGTGGGAACTGGTATCAGGCGACCATTATGCGGAAGGCGCTGCCACGCATTACAATATTTATGAGACCAAACCGGGCTTGTGGAACTCTGTAACGGTTAAGCCGGGGAATGTGCGTTTGGCTACTAATGTGGATTTAGAAGCCGCCAAAGCCGCCGCACAGGCCGACTATGAGGCTCGCATCCTCTCCGCGCTGGAGCCTTCCTCTGCGCGTGAACAGGCGTTGGAGGAAGTAACGCTAGAACGCAGCATTGAACAATGGCGCAATATGAAGCCCTCGGAAGTCATGAAGGGCAGCACCGCGCAGATCACATATGCACTGGAGGACGCCAGAAAAGACATTCTGTCGCTGGCCCGCGCCCTATCCTCCCCGGACCATATTGCCGACGCCGGTAAGGTCGAGGGGGATGGGTGGCATGTCGAGTATGAAGTTTACAGCGAAGATGAATGGCAGGCCGCTTCGACGGATTTAGACGGCGCGCTTGATTATGCCGTCATGTATGCCGCCGACGGCTTCAAAAACATCACTGTTCAGGAAGTGCGCCGCCGCACTCTCCCCTCTGCACTAGCTTCGGAGGGCGAGGAATGAGCAAGATTGCGTACCGCCGCAAGGAAGTGATCGGCGACTGCACCCTGTATCTTGGCGATTGCATGGAAATCATGCCGACACTTGGAAAGGTGCAGGCGGTTTTAACAGACCCGCCATACGGCATGACAGACGCTTCTTGGGACAACGCGCCAAATGTCGAAGCAATGTGGCGTGAATTGAAACTCGACCGAACAGACGCCGTGTTCATTTTGAACGCTTCGCAGCCGTTCACCAGCGCAGTTGTTCTTGGGAATATCAAGGATTTCCGCGTGGAATGGATATGGGAAAAGAACGCTGGCTCCAACTTTGGAACTGTCAAATGGCAGCCGATGAAGGAGCACGAAAGCGTCTTGGTGTTTTCATCGCGAACCCCTCGCTATCTGCCAATAATGGAACAGAGGGCCGCTAGCGGAGCTGCGAGGGTCAAGACTGTTGTCAACTACGACAGTCAACCAGAAGCATATTCTGGAATTACCGGCAAATCCGCCAGCATGAGGCCGCAACTCCGCTATCCGCGTTCCATTCAGAAGTTCAACCGGGAGCGCGGTTTTCATCCAAATCAGAAACCGGTGGGATTGGTGTAGTATTTCCTCAAGACGTACACAGAGGTTGGGGACGTAGTTCTGGACCCGTACATGGGTAGCGGAACTACCGCTGTGGGTTGCATCAATTTGGGCCGTCCATTCATTGGGGTAGAGATCGATCCGCGCTACTTCGATATAGCGTGCGAGCGCGTCCGTAATGCCTACGAAAACAGCCTTAACATGTTTGCGGGACAAACCGCCGCCACCCACCCATCAGGAGGCGACCGTCATGGCGAGTGAACTGGAGCCGTGCCCGTTTTGCAGTAAAACCATGATGTTACGTAGTGCTTTATGGCCTTCCGAAGGCGATGCGGATGCCATCATCCATGCTGATCCTACAGATTGCCCTATGCTTGGCTTTAGCGACGGATCGGCTGATGGCAGCATAATTGAAAAATGGAATTGCAGTTTATCCAACGAGGATGACTTCCCCTCTGATGGGTCGTGTGTTCGCTGCGGTTCTGTACCTCGCAATGCGAACGGCCTTTGCAACACGTGTTTGGACGAAGATGCGGAGCGTATAGAGAACACTCGCCCCACCCCCGTTACTCCAGTATCGCCGGATGCTGACGGCAAGTGCGGGGAGTTGGTGACGGTGGGCTACGGCTATGTGAATAGCCTTGGCGAGTTAGAATATGCTCACGCCACCAGTTCGGAAATGCGGACAGAAGCGCTCTGCCGCCGATCGCAGGCCGGATCCATCATTGCCGAGCTTCAAGCCAAGGCTAAGGATTACCGGGAATATTCCGAAAGACTGGTAAAGCGTCTTGAAAGCGAGGAAGCCACCCGCTCACAGGTCGAGGAGCTATTGGCGGCGGAACGGGCGGATCATGATAATACAATTGCCACACTCTCAAGTCTGATTGAGGACAACGCGGCGCTGACTGCGCGGATTAAGGAGTTGGAGCGCGTTGAGACGGAGCTTTGCACGTCGATTGGTCTGCTCGAAGACAAACTCAATGCCGCGAACGGAAAGATCGAGGCACTGGTGCAGTCTCTGGCATACGAAACCGCCCACGAGGCGACGAAACGCGCCGAAGCCCTCGAAGCCAAGCTCGCGGCGGCTGAACAGGCGCTGAAAACTGCGCGCCCATATGTCGAAGATTACGACACTCGGCGCCATAACACTGGCGTTGATGAAACGCTCACACAGATAGACGCAGTGCTGGGAGGGAAGCCGTCATGAACAAGCTTCTTCCTACGGTCTGGATCATGCGTACCGATGACGGATGGTATCCAATACAGCCGAGCGAGAAATGCCGCCCCGAAGATCACGGCAATCTCAACGATCACGTTATTTCAATTGAGGACGCCAACGGCAATGTGCTTTGGCGCAGGGTGAAACAATGACCGAATTGATTGACCGCCTCTCCAAGCTAGACGCGCCTGACAGGGAAGTGGATGCTGTGACCGCCGCATTCGAACGGTGCGCGAAGTCTTTCACTGGCGATGAGCTAACTGAACTCTTGAAGTTTTGCCCGCCATCGCACTTCTGATCGCCCTCTTGCGCGCAAAGGAGGCCAGCAAGCTATGAGCAACATTCTTATCATCAGCCTTATCGGCTTGTTCACTAGCGGCGTGGCCGTCGGCCTGTCCTTGGCCGCTGTAATTTACCTGAGCCTAAACGCAAAGGAGGCCAGCAATGCCTAGTAAGGAACACGAAGCACTTGTCGAGAAGGTGGCAAAGGCCATCAACGGACCTTTCCACCCTGTGCCGGAAGGATCGCTATTCACGTTGGACCAGCTTCGCGATGTTCGCTGGCAACAGATCAATGACGTGGAACGAAGTCTGTGCTTGGCTGGTGCAAAAGCCGCCATCTCCACCATCCGCGCCGCTCTACAGGAGCCGACAGAGATTATGCTGCAAGCGTATTGGGACGGGAGTGAAGCATCAGATAGCTGGGGCTTAATGCTCGCCGCATCCGCACTTGGGGAGAAGAGCGATGGGATTTAACACCGCACTTATGGTCTTGAATGACCGTCTCGATGAAATTCGTAACGATCCTCATTTTGGCAGGAGAGTTTCTGATGCTGTCATGGAGGCCAGTCGCCGGAAAGAAAAACACTTCGGGTCATTCTCTATGCTGCCGACGCAACATGCCGACACGGTGCAGGTTATTTCTGTAGGGTTCAATAGCATTAATTTGCTCGGATATGCATGGTCGGACGACCCAGAGATTATCCTACGCGAACTGGCGAACCGGCATGGCTACCGGCTTGTCAAAAAGCGGGAATCAGATGGGGAGCAGAGCGAATGAAGCTGACATTCGAGAAGATATTCTCCATCTACTTGGCGTTAGCGGTACTAACTTTCGGTTATATTGCATCAGAAACCAAGTGTGAACAGTCGTTCATGAGCGCCCAGACCAATACGGAATGCGCTGTAGTTAGAGGCGTAGTCGGTGGAATAACTTGGCCTCTTTACTGGACTTGGGAAGGCTTTTCTATCGGCCGCCAAGTCCTGAAAGGCGGTGACCATGGCTAAGCTGACAGAAGCAGAATTTGCGCAACAGTGTGCATTCATCGCTAAGAACGCGGCAGATTGGGCATCGTCAATCTTAGAGATCGGAGAAGCTCTAAACGATCCTGCTAGGTTAACGACTGTGTGCCGCTTCACAGATGAAATGCGTCAACGGCTTGATCATCTCGACCGGAAGGCAGGCCGCGCCGCACTACGGGAAAGGGAGTGAGGATGTACGAACCTGATTACCATTATATTCCGTGCCGATGCTTCAGCGCGGATCATTTGGTCCGTGTATGCCCGGATGAGGATATAGACGGCACATTGAACGTTGAAATCCTATCATCACGCCAATCGTCTTTCTGGTCGCGTGTCAGATGGGCCTTGAAGCATGTATTCGGTCGGGATGACCTTGTATTCGCAGACGTTATTATCTCGCGTGAGAAATGGCTGAAAGCGGCGGGAGAAGCCGAAAGGAAAGAAGTGGGAAAGTGAGTGAGGATGAAAGAAGAGTTGGCATATATAGCATCAACACATGGTCTTACTCTGAAAGACATTATGAAACCATGTCGCTTCCCAACCGTGGTTAAGGCAAGGAATGATGCAATATTCTTTGTGAGGATTCAGTACGGTCTTTCATTAGAGAAAATAGGGAAGATATTTAATATGCATCATTCAGGTATCGCGTATGCCATTACTAGTCACTTGTATGCTGATTAGGTCCAGGTCTTGATCTACGCTGCTTAGGGTCGTCAATGTCACCTGTAAGGATACCTACTCTTGACGATAGAACCTCAACCTGAGTAGTGAGGCGGTTGATATCCCGCCTCATTAAATCCATACTTGAAATAAGTGTGTTTTGCAAAGAGTCAGTACGTTCATTGGCTCTTTGCAGACCAAATTCCAATTGGTCAACGCGATAAGCCAGCTTTCCTATGTCTGCCGTTGTTGCCTTTAACTCTGCATTCTCCTTTGAAAGGGAGGATATGCTCTTTTGAATGTCATTAAGATTGGTTCCAACATAAAACCCAAACCCTACAATTGTTATAATTGTAGGGAGATTAACTCTAAACCAGTTAAGGGTTACTGTTGCGTCCTGTTTCATTTCATCCGCTGACATTTGTAGGCCCCGTATCGCCCGCGATGTTGTGCTACCTGTTGGGCAAAGGGTCTATCATTTTCAACGATATATCTTGCCGTTTGTTCCGATGGTGACATTAACACAAGTACATCACATGGGCTAGTTAGCTTGGCAGTCGATGAGCAAGCAAACAAGACCATCGTCATCAGCAGCATAAACGGCAGCGTCAACTTTTTGACCATCTTTAATTACCTCTACTCTATCGTTAGATAACCGCTGTAGAACGGATTGCTTCCCAGCGTTATACATAAAATAATGCGTACCAACTAACGCCAAGGCCATAGCCCCATAAAGATATGGCTTAAGCATCGTTCAACTCCTGACGAATGTCTTTTATTGCTTTTACAATCCAGCCACGAAGTGCAAGCCCACCAAGAAGAACTACTAGTGCAACCGCCCCCAAGGCCAAAAGCTCGCGCCAACCGAATCCTGCAAGCCCCAAAGCACCGATACCTCCGCCAGAGAAAAGAGTTCCTAGCCAACCAGCCAACGAAAACTTTTTCTTTACTTCCTTATCTACGGAAGTAGGCATGACAGGCTTGTCAACTTCTTTAGTTACAACAGAAGGGCGCTCAGGAGTTGGCTTCGATGAAAGACCCAATGCAAAATCACGAACGCCAGCTACTCGTTTGGTCCATCCCTTGCCGAAGGTGGGCCATAGTATCTTCTTGGTTTTCTTGTCTCTGGCTCTCTTCATGAAAGCCAATCGTGTATCACAAAGCTTGTTGATGACATTGCGAGAACCCATAGACTTGATAGCCTCAAGCGTCTTTGGGCCCACCTTCCCATCCTGTGATACACCAACCACTTTCTGAAGGTCTTTAACCGCTCTGGATGGCCCGCTATTCACCGCATAATCAAATACCGCAAAGTCAACGCCGTCCGGCAACTCAGCGCCATGCACCTTATCCCAATACTGACGACGATACACGGTTTCCAACTGTGCGTCAGTAATCTTGCGAAGATCGGCTTTTGTCCCTTTTGGATTCACAAAGGCGCGGAAAGTAGCAATAGTTACGCCCTTCATCGTAGCGCCACCAGGGTCAGAAGGATGGTCTGCCCATCCTCCCTCATGCTTCAAAACCTCTTTGAGTGATACTTTAAAATTACGATCCATCTTTTTCTCGCATATCTATCGCCATTCGCGGCGGGTTGGTCTGACGTACACCGTCAGCGCCCTGATCAATAATAACAGCGTCTCCCGTTCTCAGTGGGAGTATTGCAGGCGGGAGGCCTTTAGGGCGAATATCAACCATTAGTAAGACACCTTGATAATTTTGTTGATTATTACGGTAGGCTGCATGTTGTTATGAGGCAAGCCTCCACCTTGTGGGCTTATAGGATGATTATGAGTTGAAAATGGTATATTTTCATTTGTAAAACCTACTTGACCATTTCTACTCAAATCTAAATTACCAGTTAAGTTCTTGAGTACATTTAGTATTGTATAGCTACCAACCCCATTTCCTGTACTGCCACCGTGGTCATGATTGGGAATTTGATATATTGTTAGTGTACTATTTTGCTCACCACCATTAGAACCTATCAAAGCCCCATTAATCCCACTTCCAGTGGTAGTAACACGGTTTGCAGCGCTACCCCCCATGTCATCCTTACCAGCACCTACCCTGCCCCTCAAATCAGGCAAAACAATAAACTGTCCAGACGTGGACCTATTATTAGATGGATCAGTCTGTGAAGTGGTTCGATATCCAAATCCTGCCGTGGCATTGAGTGCATTACCAACATAGCAAGCTGCTACGAAATCGGGATATGCTGAAACTTCGATCGCTTGCCCAAAGCAAAATTGCCACGTATTAGGCGGGTTAACGCCAGCATAATCAATGACTGCGCCCACAGGAGTACCAGACTGAAACTGAGACAATGGAACTGCATTTCCCGGCTGGGTAGCTTTGCCTAATCCCGTAACCTGAAACCCATTCATTGCAAGATTAGCGCGCATACCACCTTGCCCATCCCGGCTAAGGCTTTGCGTCATCATTGCATAAAGATCAACTAACGCTGGGTTGTGCTGAGATGGCAGAATAGTATCGCCGGTTTGAACGATAGTCCCTTGCAGTGGATTGGTGTTGCCGTTGCTGTCTCTTGGCATGTTAGTTACCACCTATATTAGATTGCGCTGCCAATTGAGAGCCAATCAAAGCTTGAATTACAGCATCTCTTATAGCAGGATTTGATGCATTCGGCAAAGTCCCTCCTGAGCGTGCAAGAAGTTCTGCTACATCAGCATTTCTTAATCCCATACGAGTCGCCAGTTCCCTTCCAGCAAAACCTGCGCCCATAGTAGAAGCCGCGCTTGCAGCACCAACCGCTGGGCCACCAATAGCGTTACCAATCATGAATGGCACACCGCTACCCAGGCCCGCACTAACAACTCCAGTAGGCGCAAGTTTGCCGATATTACGGGCCGTATTCTGCATGGGGGTGCCACGCGACACATTGTTAATGGCCTGTATCTGCTCAGGCGTCCAACCTTGCTCTTGCCCCTTGATAATACGCCGGTCAAGATTTCTGTATTCAGTGCGTAAGGCATTCTCAAAACCGGAACCCGTGAACTGTCCTGCACGCGCCCCCGCAAGTTCCCTTGCACGCTCCAATGTTCCAGCTTTAAGATAACGGCTTGAAATCTTGCGCGCTTCAGCCAACTCAGGGGCGAGAGGAGAAACAAAGTCATCGAATGCAGAAAGCATCTTCTTAGCGATACGGCCTTCTTTGCCTTCTGCCCCAAAAGCAGCATCCGCAAGCGTTTCCCTAATAACCTGCATTTGTGTTGGGTTCATATCATACCCGGCATAATCGCGCATAAGCTGGAGCGCTTCTTTAGCCTTTGGGTATGCTTCTGCGATCCGTCCTGTAGGAGTGATGAGCTCGTTATCCCGTGCGATCTTGGTAATATCGTCAGCAAGACTGGTTGTCATTGCCGGATCGGCCACAACGCCACGTGCTTCAGCCTGTGCGTACAAGTCAGAAGCTTGAGCCTTAAGGTCATCGATAGATGGAACAGCTTTTTCAGCCGCCTGACGCGCCGAACGGTTAGCCAATCCTGAAATAGCCGCGCCAGTTCCTAACCCACCAATTAATTCACCTGCTATTTCAGCGCCTACATTGTCAGGAGCAATCTGTTGAGCGGTTGCGCCGCCAACCCCGCCGCCTAACCCAGTGGCTAATATCGATGCAACTTGTCCAGCGCTACTGGCCCCTGCCGCAAATGGAGCGGCACCCCCAACGGACTGCGCAACGCGCCTTGCGAACTGTTCACCGCCTGATTGGCTCTCAGGAGAGATAGCCAAACCTTGACGCAATCCAGCGCTTCCGCCCAAAGGCGTTTGTGAAGGCTGAATATCCGTTCCAAACGCATAATTGATGCCAGCGGCTGCGGGTGCAACCAATAGATTGTTAACCAAATCTACCGGAGCGCCCAAAGCTCCTGTAGCTCCTTCTAGCAAACCAGAAAATATTTGTGACCCGTAGCCTCCTTCTGGTTGAGGCTGATCAGCGCCACCCATCCCCTGAAAAGCTTGCAAAGCGCTCGCTTCATCAGGTGCGTCAACTTCGTAAACCTGTCCGTCTGGGCCTTGTAATTCAAATATTGCCATTACTGTTTTGCCCTGATTTTTACGCCATTAGGAAGGGTTTTCCATCCTGTATCAGATGACTTACCCTGATCCTGCGGCCCATCAATAATATCAGCATACGCCTGACGAACCCGCTTGAGGTTGCGTATAAGCTGCTCTTTTGTCTGCGACTGATCCAAACTGCCAATAGTTGACTGAAGATAAGTAAGTTCACGCTCAGAAACAGCACCCAACGCACCGCCGGTTGGAGATGCGTCACGCATAGCCTGCAATCTATCAAAACCAGCGTTTGCCTTAATGGTGGTTATCAGCTGGTTGACGTCATTAGAGGCTGTACCACCTATCTTGCTTAGGGCGCTACCAGCAACACCAGTGGTTGTGAAAGGAGACTTATCAATCAAATCAACGGCTCTATCAATGTCTTCAGTAACAACTTGAGAAGTCCTATCCTGACTGACCTTTCCCTTTTCAAATGCTTCACGTTCTCTCTGGGCCTTAATAAAGTCCGGACTACCAGGGATTGGGGACATAGAAATAGGCTGGCCCTGCTCGTTGTAATCAACTTTATAACCAGGGGGGATGTTACCCATCTGACGAGCATCTACAGTAGTAGCTCCAGCGCGTTTTACCTGCTGCTGGTAATCTGCAAAAGACCCTTGGAAACCATTGTTTCTAGCGTATTCATAATTCTGAATATCTGATGTTGGGTCACCTTGTCCCTGAATAATTGGCTGACCGGTATTGGCATCATAAACAGTGTTGCCAACCTTTACAGTATTACGATTGCGTGTAGCCTGTTCAATAGCGGCTTTCCAAGCATCCGCATCGCCAGCAAGAGCAGGATTAATACCTAACGTCTGCGCTGTGGCCTGGCGCTGCGCCATCAAACGCTGTTGCTCTTGTGCTGCTTGCTGCTGCTGCAACTGCTGCCCCAAAAGCATACCGGCAATCTGCCTACCTTGATTTGAAATATAAGGGCTGGAAAGAGCCTGAATAATAACAGGGTTAATTCCGCCAGATTGTGATTGCGCAGGCATCTGGAATGGTTGAGACGTAACAGGCGCACGATCTGCGCTAGGAGCAGACGGGAACGGTCCAGACAAAGCTTGCGCCACGGGCGAAGACCCAGAAGGAGACAAAGCCCCGCCGAGCATTTGATCGTTCAGCGCCAACAAGCGCGGATCGGCAGCAGGAGCCGACTCTGCCGACATAGGCGTCACTTCTGGCACAATATTAGCAGATGCAGGAATCGCCTGTTCAGGCAGGATAGGAGACGTAGCAGCACCTGCATTCCAGCGGTCGTTGAAGTTAGATGGTGATTGAGGAGATACAAGAGAATTTGCAACCGAAAGATTTGGATCAGAAGCAAAGTCATAAGGAGCAACTTGTGCAGCTGGGAGTCCATCAATTGGCGCAACCTGCTCAATAGCTTCCTGCGGAGTAGTAGCTACACGTGCATAACGGGCGGCGCGAGCTTGACGATGCTCTGGAGCAGGACGCAGGAAGTTATTGACGATAGCCTGAGCAGCAGTTGCCGTATCTGGGGCAGATAGGATTGATTTTGCAGCGCCAGCCTCGGAACCTTGAAGTTCGTTCATAAGAAAATCAAGCTGCGCATTCACATCAGCAGGGTTGACGCCACGCTGCGCTGCGAACGCTTCATACTCACGGCGGCGCGGACCTGTAAGCTGGTAAAGACCGAAACCGCCACGGCTTCCGGGGACAATTGGGTTTTTCTCATTGATGCCTGGATTCAGACCGCTCTCATCCTGAAAATTAAGAATAAACGCATCCGCTATATGCGGCTGAAGACCACGGTCAATCAATCCTTGGCGAATCTCAGGGGCAGAAGGGATATCAACAGGCTCACCAACTGCCGCAACGGATGTAGGTGAAGCCCCCGCTGCGACGGCAGGATTAAACCCAGCACCACCGCCAAGGCTACCAAGCATATCACTGATAAGCGATTGTTCCGCCGCTGCGTTGGCAGTAATAGCATTGTCTGCTGCGCGACGATCACGGCCAGACTGGAACCCTAGAAGCCCCTTCGTCAATACAGAAGCCCATCCGCCAGCGTCAGGGCTGGTATCTGTAGCGCGCCCGATCAACGACTGTGCGACCTGCTGACGCTGGGCGATTTGCTCAGGTGTAAGACGCTCACCGTTTGGTCCAGTGAAAATGGCGGGTATTAGTTCTTGAAGGTTTGCCATTAACGATTTCCGCCTCTTAGCCCACCGGACATTATACTGCCTATTGCTTGTTTTTTTACGTCTGGGATATTTGATTGCATCATATTCTGCGCAATGGGGGTTTGCTGCTGTTGCGGCGTTAGAGTGTACTGATTCCCCTGATTAAATCCCATATTTGCCATCATGGCACTAGATGGATTAGCGGATGCAAATGGTGAGATATTGTTCATGAAGCTTTGGTTGTTTACTAAACCGCTATCAATCAATGCGCCAGAAGCTGGAGCCATAGGAATTTGCTGATAAGCATTTGGATTATTTGACATTCTATTGCCAAGATTATTATAACCGCTTAGATTATTTGCAGCGAACGTATTAATCTGCTGGTTTTGCATAAATGGCATTTGCCCTTGGGGCCTGAATCCAAAATTAAACAGCATCACTTCACCTTGCTATAATCAACACGGTAATACCCATCTGCGTCCTGAGAGACCGCTTCAGGCTGCAATTCCAGCAAGTCCTGAGCCATATACCCAATGTGCGTAACCGGCGAGCCAATGTATTTGAACTTGTAAACTGGAACACCTGAATCAGTTTTGCCAATGCGCTCAATATCTTCCTTCAGACGTCTATCTGAGAATGGCAACATAGACGCAACACCGCCAAACAACCCGCCAAGAGCCCCCATTTTGCTATTATATGCGTTCATGTCTGCCTGGTATTTCTGATTAACGAGGCCAGAATAGTCAACCCCAGCAACCTGTGACTGAGGCGTTTGCGCGAATGTGCTATTGGGTGACTGAACCTGAGTACCAGACATAAGCCCAATGATTTCATTCAAAGGCTGGTTGCGCTGTGCAAGCTGCTCTTGGAATGCCTGCGAACGTCCAGTTAGCGCTAACTGGTTCAATTGGTCAGTATTGGCGTTCGTAAGGCGCGCCATTTCCGTATTGTAAGCAGAAGTTCCAGGGCGGATACCAGAGTTAATCAGGCGATTCTCAAGGTCTTTGCGGTTCTGCTCCTGCTGCGGCATAATGCGAGACGAAGCAAGATCATAAGCCCAGTTTTCAGCATCCTGATTGTTAAACTCAAACGGAGAACTAAGGTAATCACCAAGCCATGCAGACCGATCGTTCGCAATGTTTGCAAGATTACCCTGCGCAGACTGAGACGCATCAAAGATAGCCTGCTGCTCAGGAGAAAGCGTGGTGTTAGCCGTATAGGTAGGAACCTCAACGCGCTTACCGTTCGGGTCTGTAATCCATGTCGTACCAGTCTGTTGATAATCCAAGATACCCCATGGGGTATTCTGGTTTACCATGTTCATTTGCTGCTGCTGCTGGGCCGTGAAAGAATTCCACGCGCCTTGCGCTGCGGCTGTTTGCGCTGGATCAGGGGCTTCAGGAGCGCTCTTGCCCATTACTCAGAAACTCCCTTATTATAAGGCGACTTGCTCCACTCGTCGTCAGTCAAAGAAAAAATAAATTCGCCTTCATCCCTGCCGCGAAGACGAGGAATGTAAGTTTCACTAAACCCGAATTTTCTTGCAATACCAATCATCGTTTTATTTCTTTCAGAAACTCTCAATACAACTAATTGACAGCCTAGACGAGTGAATGGCAGGAAGAACATAGCATTAATCACGGCCCTTGTCAGCCACCTTTTGCTAACAGATGCAGATGATAGCTCAATAACACCGTATTCAGGGTGGTAATTATGGTAAAGAGTCCCTGCTATAAGATCACCATCCTCGAATACACCCATGCTGCAAAAGTCTTTTATTGTTATATCGGCTTCTCTGCATACGAAAAACCCAACCGCTTCATTCGCGGAAGGGTTCATTGTCTTGCTGTAATACATTGTATGGATCAAGTTACAATCTCGCCCATTGTTAAGCTGATTTCCAAATGGACAATCTCAACATCAAGAGGAACAGAACTACCTGACGTCACCTGATAGCAGGCAGAAACGTAGTAACCCGTTCCTCCTAATGATTTCCACTGTGCATTGAAAACATTAGTATTGGTTCCACCCCATACAGACTGCCCCCATACACCTGTACCCCATGCATTAGAGCCATCCGCGCTCGATGCCGTTGGAGCAGAGCCCGGATCAATATCAAAATCAGCCTTGAAGCGAAGGCCATAAGACAAATTAGCCTTTACCCTTGCTACGCCACGGCCCATCTTAGGGATTTTAAGATTGGCTGGCGATCCAAGATCATCAAACAGTGGGATGTAAACGCCAGTGTAAACAGACCCATTGTCCATGCCTGTTACATTGGCTTTGAACACTTCACCGTTAGGGCCACCAAAATACATCTCTCCCTGGAATACGCACATAGCGCGAGCGTCCCAATTGGTATAACGGCACCATGCACCTGTTTCAGAATTGGAAATAAACAAAACTGGATCATAATCACCGATTGTAATAGGCGGAGATATGATTGCCATCTTACGTTCAGGCCAAAGCATACAAGACCAATCCTCAAGGCCGCGACCGTCGACGGCCTGCTGCCATGCGTCTTGAATGTTGTACGAAACAGCGGCAGGAGAAAGAGCCGTTACATCAAGACTGATAGCCTTGGAAAGAGGAATAAGGCCAACACTAGTAGCAACAGCAATATCACCGCCGCCTCTGAAATGAGCGCGATTGCCAAGAGGCCGGCCAATTCTGTATGTGCCAACATGCGACCAGTCGCCTGTAGCTTCTGGGTAACTTCCTTGAAATACTGCAACCTCACCCTCCGTGGACGTTACAACCATCTGGTCAGACAAACCGCCAGCAGCACCTGTTCCCATAGACCATGAATCGCCCCACAGGACGGACCCGCCAAGGGTTAATATACCACCCATAGGGTAAACAACAGGATCACCGCCTACAGCGTCTGGGGCATCCATATACCATATGTTTAAGGATTCCTTCTGGGCGAACCAAAGACGGTTTTTAAATGCCCAAACGTAAGACATGTCAGCAGTTGTTAAACCGTCTGGGAACGCAACGCCCGGCACAATGTTTGATAGAACGCTAGCAGCTTGGGCGCTCCCACCTTGGTCTCCGGTTAGCATTTCATTGTCTAAAAAGCTCCCGCCACTTACGTTCTTTGCGTTAACTATATCCTTTAGGACAAGCCCTCCTCCTGGCAGAATCTCACTTACTGTACCTTCTGCCCCGGAAATATCACCCGTTATCACTTCTCCTACAGAAAAATCCTGTATTACATTGTCGTAAGACAAAGCCCAAACCCCACCAGGGATATAAGGATAAAAAGCATTGCCATCATAAATGAAGCCTGTAGACGCTCCGTTAACGCCAATAAGGTATATTCCGCCAGTAGTGGCAAACTGTACAGTAATCCAATTACCGCCTAATGCGCCTTCAAAGGCTTCCATATCTTCGGTAGACGATTGACCAAAGTAATCACCGTTTTCAGTGACCAGATAATCGCCATTCTCTGTCACCAGTCGGTAATTATAAGGAACGAGGATATTGGTAATATCGTAAATGGTGTTTTCGGTAGACGCGAACAATTTACGATTCAAGCCGTTAACGTATGTAAACAGGGACGTTACGCCTTCATCCCCCTGGCCTAGAGTGGCATAAAGCTCTTTACCCCTTCGAAGAATAGCTGTGGTAGACGTTGGAAAGAAGTTATCAAGTACAGCAGCACCTTGTGGCCCGCCATTTTCCATAGGCGTAGACAGATTGCGGTTGCTAATCCACCCGCCTGTAGGTGCATGGAACTTTTTAAGGTCTGACTTACGTTGCGCCGGTTTCTTCTGCGCGAGGATAGGGCGCTGGTACATCAATTACCCCAATTCAAAAGGCCATGCCAAATGTGTATTAAGACGCCTGCTTCTGGAACGTGCACGGTAAACGTTTGTGCCTTTATCCTTAGCAGCAAGCTGATCAAGGGCCATTGTAAATTGTTCTTGGTCGCCTGTATAGTCTAACTTCTTATTCTCACGCCATCGCCATATAAGGCCAAGGGTAAGAAGGTCATTGCCGCCCTTGATGATAAAATCATCTGTATCGGCAGTGAACTCCGGCTTTCCTGCATTATTTGAATCAAGAGCGTAATTATTGGAAATGTAAGGATACGTGGCGCTATTCTGAGCATTAGGCGGCGGAAAGAAATGAATCTGATTTTGGTAAATAGTCCACGCACCAGGAGTTAGCTCAAAATTACGCGCGCGCCGGTATAGGAAGTCATTGAGATTTTCAATGTGCTCATATCCCCAAACCCAATTATTCAAGTCCTGAATATCCGTAACCAAAAGCTGACGATCATAGTCCTCAGGAAGATCGAATATTTCAGTAACGCCATCAGTTGGTACGTTATAAACTTTAGTCAGAGCCTGCCAATCTGCGTACCTGCAAATATCCCTAGCCACTTCATTGACAAGATCAACAATCTCTAGTTCAAGCTGATCTGATGAAGTAAAAAAGACGGCGGGCTTTTGGCCCACCAATCTAATTGTAGCGGATTGCATCGCTGACAGAATTGACATTTACATTCCTTTTGCAAGGTTTACCAGTGATGCATGGCTTAGTCGGCCATCAGGCTTAGTGCCAGTCTTTGATTCAATCATATCACGCAATTCAGCCTCTGTCATTGCTTCGTAAAGATCTTCTTCAACTTCTGGAATAACAGTTGATGCCGTTCCTGCCGATTCAAGCTCTGCAATGCGCTTTTTAAGAGCCTCGATCTCATTAAGAGCTTTATCCGACGCGGAATGATCAGAAATATACTTGCGAGCCAACTCCTTAAGCGTGTTACCCATCATGCCAAGCGATTTAAGCTTGTCACCTTCAAGGGTATTAAGCGCCTCAATGCTGTAGACACGATGGACACGGCAGATGGAAAGCTGCTCTTCAGTTACGCCATAAGGACGCAGCATTTCCAACGGTGTTCCCATTGCGTGCTGCGGGTTGCCTTCTTTGAACGTACGGTACTGGTCGGCCCAACGTTCTGCATAGGTAATAGATTTGTTGCCTTCGCGTTTCCACGTCTGATGAGCCGGGAAAACAGGCGCGTAATTATTTGATCCCGCAAAGCGGACCTCAACAACTTCATACATTTCCATGACTGCGTGGCCTGCCGTTTCTGACTTGGGGATATTCTCGACCTCAATCACCTTAAAGAAAGGCGTTACGTTAAGGTCGCGCATGTCAATTTCAACTACTTTAGTCATTTATCGTTCCTTGTCTGAGAAGGGGTAAAGGGAGGCCGTTAAGCCTCCCCATATTGATTAGAGCGCATACACTCGCGCATGAAAATAAGCACCGGCAGGAACAGCAACATCAGGGGCCTGCAAAACGCCAGAAGCGTTAGCAGTGGTTACAAAATCAGAGTCCATGTTAACACGTGCGCTTGCGGTAAGCGCAGTTGTGCCGTTCTGAACCCAGATGTAATCGTAACCATCATCGCCAGTTTCACGATTACCAAGCTTATAAGAAGGCTCAGTAATACCGGAAACAGTAGCGCCGCCTGCTCCCTGAATGCCTGTCAGGTCCCAATATGGAAGACCGACAAAAACGTCATTAAGCTGCGGGCCTAGCTGCGGGGTAGTCCGAAAAGGTACGGAATTAGCCATATCTTTTTCTCCTTATGCCGTGATAATGCGGTACGAGAACAGCGGGTTCTCAAGCACAAGCTGACCGGACCATACAATGCCCTGAGCAACCGCATCCTGGTTGATAGGACGCATACCGTCCCCCGGGTGGAATGGTACGAATGCCTGATCTGGGAACTCGTAGATAGCAAGGCCCTGAGTATCAATGCCGAAGATGGTGTTAGCAGGCATAACCGTACCAATGCCACCAGCTGCAACGATATCAACCGGACCAGCAGGAGTCATGTAGGTGAGACCCGCAAAGCCCAAACGGCCAAGGCGTTCCGAAACGATGCGCTGATGAGCAACGAACGATGCGGAGATAGCCTGGTACGAAAGGGAATCCGCAATGAGAAGATCAGCATAACGGCCATTACGCGAACGATTAAGAGCAATGCGCTCATATATAGGACGTGCAGTCGTGCTATCCCAAGTCGTAAAGCCCGAAACATCACCGTTTGTAATGTTGAACGTCGAGGTGCGCCAGTTTGGAACGGTTGCACGATCAATGCCGCCGTATACGCCAGTGTTTGGAATGACTGGAATAGCGCCACCAAGGCCGATAAGCTCACGACCTCCAGCGCCCGTGCCGTCACCGATAAGAGCAACTTCAAACTCTTCCTTAACCGACTTTTCAGCCGCATCAAGGTAGGTTTCCATAAGGTCGATAACCTCTTCCTCACCGCGAGTGTACATCAGTTCTGTGCCAGTCAGAGAGAACATGCTGACAACACGCGACCAATTGAACACGGCAGAGTTAAGAAGTTCTTTCGGGGTGATTTCGATCTTGTCATAGCCAGTGAACCACTGCGCCTGCAATTTGTCGAACTGAACCGGAATACGAAGTTCTGGGCCACCAGCGCGCTTTACGCGAATACGGCCCTGATCACGCAGAATGCGGGTAAGAGGGGTCGAGTTATAAACAATGTCCTGCACCTCACGCGAGCGCCGGGCTACGGCTGCGGTGAGAAGCTGGCGGTAATTTCTATCCTGAACGATAGCCATTTTAGCTCCTTAAGCCTTCTTCAGACGCTTCAACTCGTCTTCCAGAAGTTCACGCATTGACATTTTCTTATCCGGTTCTTTGACCTCTAGTACATTCCCCGGAGAAGATTTGATTGATTTGCTGCCGTTGAAGTCTTCGTCAACACGGCTTTCAGAACTAGTCTGCTTTGGTGAGAAGGATGAGACATTTGAAGAAGGATTAATCCTTTCAGCCATGTCGTACGCTGCTTCAAGCTTCTCAGCAGGACTAAGATTAGCTGGGATTTTACCAGATTGTAGAAAGAAAGCAATATCCTGTTCTAGTTCATAGTATCGTGGGTGTTCTTTTGCGAATGGCTCAATATACATAAAAGCCGCCATCTGTTCCTGCATCGCTTGGTTCTGCCGTTTCAGCGTTTCCACTTCTGGATTAATCTGCGGCTGTTGCTGCGGCTGGACCTGTGGTGCCTGCGACACGTAAGAATTAGGGTCTGCACTAATGTGCTGAGCAAGCTGCTGTGGAGTAACATTGAAAGCGCGCAAAATATGAGAAATAGCCTGTTGTGGCTGCATATTCAGATTGCTAAGAAGCTGGCGGAAGCCTTCAGGTGGGGACTCTGCAAACTTTCGCTCAATCCCCACATAGTTATCAAGCGCTTGTTTAACGCTAACGCCATGCTGTTTACCGAGCTCTTCGTATTCCTTAAGCTCTTCACGGAACTGATGAGATTCACGGTACTGCTGCACCTCAGTCTCGTGTTCACGTACAAGGCGAGAAACTTCCGACTGCACCTCATTGGGCGTATTCCGCCATAGCTCCTTAGCACGTGGAAGAAAGCGAGCAGGAGGCTCAGGACGGTCACGGACCTCAGACTTCCGTTCGGTCTGCTGATCCTTAACCTGCTCGCTTGCGTCAACTTCCTTCTCAGGAGTGGCGCTCTTTGCCTCTGTCTTGGCGACAGGCTTGGGTTCTTCCTCCAGCTTTTCAGCCTTAACAGGTTTTTCAACCTTTTCCGGCTCTTTAGTCTTATCAAGCTCCGCCTTCAGTGAGTCCCGTACAGATTCAGCCTTTGCGGGAACTTCCGGCTTGGCTTCTTCAACAGGAGGAGGAGTTATTTTACCACCGCCAGATGTTTTAGGCGTTACATCTGATTCAAGCGTAGTTGAAACGTGTTCTGTGACTGGTGATGGTTGAATTACTTCGTCGGTCATTTTATACCTCGTCTGAGAAGGTCATAGGGTTAAACTTCACTAATAGCGCGCTTGATATCTTCACGGCGCTTTTTACGGTCAAATTCAGGAGCCTTGAAGTCAGGAAGGCTTTCATTGCCAAGCTCGATATACCGTTCGCCCTTTGGGTTTCCAGAGGGGAGAAGCGTCTTACGATAGCTTGACAATGTATCATGCATCTTGCCGTCCATACCCATGCAGGGCTGGATAGTGTCCTGACGGAAATAGGGCTTAGGCAGGGAACTAGCCCCCATCCTTGCCCTATGTTCTGCTACCAATTCAGAGATTGATTTCATTACGTCGCAATGATCCCTGCTGTGCGAAGTGCTGCCAGGATAGCATTAACCGCCGTTCCCGCCGTGGTCCCGTCTGCTTCCGGGGTAATGTCGGCGATTGCCGCGCTAGAAAGAACACCACCGCGTTCCGTTGTGGTAGGAGTGGCAAGAGTGACTGGAATAGAAGCATTCGCAGCACCCGTAAAGGCCCCGCTAGTTCCCGTCGCGCCTCCAGTAAGGGAGATAGTGCGGCCAGTCGCCAGCGCCGTTGCGGTTGCTACTGGTACGGTAGCGGGGAAAGTGGCGGGTTTATCCGTAACATCATCCCACGATACTGCGCCCCCCCGAAGATGATTCAATCTGGCTACGAACTTCTTTAGCAAGTTCTGGAACCATTGAAAGTTCTACTAGTCGATCTACCGGTGTCTGTGCCATTATTATTCCTCGTCAGGTTCAGGTGGTGTATAGCCCTCAATAATCAAAGGCGGTGCATTGCTGGATACTACACTAATCGGAATACCAAGTCCATTAGTTGCAACCGTGGCCACTGGCGCATCACTAGTTACTGCAACAAAAGGTGCTCCGTTATCAGAAATTACAACTGGAAATCCGGGCATCTAAACACCCCACGCGGCAAATAGGGCAAAACCAATGGCGATATATGATAAAGCCCTTGCTGATATCCAAGAGTATTTCCAGTCATCTTGCGCGGCAAATTGAGATAATCCTCCAAAAAGCAATGCGTCAGAAACGTGGCTAGTACCATTGAACGAAACACATAGTCCAAACGCCGCAAACAGGATTGCACCACATATTGCATAAGTTGATTTAGGCATCACTCCACCTCTCTTTGTGTCAACGCTTGAGTTTCATTAAACTCTTGCGAACGATTAGCGCGGTTTTCCGATTCAACTCTAAGCGCCGTATCCACCGTGCGTTGTTCAGCCTCATTTGCTGCCTTATACTCCTCAAGGTCTTGCTTGCGAACGTCTAGACCAATCTTGGCAAGAATCTCCGCGGTCTGAGCCTGCATAAGATTTGTTTTGGCTTCCATATCAGCCATCTTAGCCGCAAACTCCTGCTCCTGTTTGGATAGCTGAAGCTGCAACTTGCCTTGCTCAATCTCGAACTGCGCAGCATCCTTCTGGGCCTTAAGCTGCAAATCCTGCATTTTACCTTGCAACTCAGCCTGTTTAAGCTGCGCATCTGCTTGCACCTTAGCCATCTGCGCTTGTGCTTTAGCCATCTCAGCTTCAGCAAGCTTATTCTGCGCCTCAATAAGAGCCTGTTGTTCTCCACCTTCTTGCGGTGGCTGGTAGTTAGAAGCTTCATCGATGAAATTATCGATAAGGCCATCAAGCTCACGACCAATACGATAAGGCCCAAGAACAAAGTTAAGCATACCGCCAGCAAGTGCTGACCCGGCAGGCCCCATTTGAGCCAATCCCTGCAATGCCTGAGATGCACCAGAGAATGTTGTCAAGAACTCATTGCGGCTGGCCTTTTCCTGAATTTCATCAGTCAAAATAGTGCTATCAGACGCGATTTCAAAAGCAAAACCACGCGATTTATCATTGCGCAAAAGGTCAATGATATCCTCGATAGGAATTTCTGAATTAGCCTCTTGCAGCATAGGCGCATATTTCTGCAAAATGGCCTGCTGAGTTTCCTTAAACTTTGTCTGGATATCTTGCTGTAATTCAGGAGGAATCTGATTTTCCTGGACAAACTTCTCTGTCTGTTTCTTAAGGTTTTCAAGCTCCTTCTCAGCAGCTTCTTCAATGCCTTTTATCTGCTTCTCAATCTGCGCTTTTGTAGAGATTTTCATCTGAGACATTTCAAGGAGAGTATCCTTTGAAAAATGCTCTGCAATAATCTCAGCCGAAATGCGAACAGCGTCGGCAGCAATGCGCTGTAGCTCATCAATCTTCTGTCGAACACGAACGGAACCGTACTGACCCTTGAGCTGCTGCGCTCCTAGAGTTTCATCAGCCTCAGTAGCACCGCGCATAATGTCGCTAATACCAGACAACTGATAGAAGTCATCAATTAGCTTTGCACGCGCCTCGATAAGTCCAGTGATAGCCGTTGCCACTTCCGCAAGCGGCATCCAGGCAACCATGTTGGTCACATCGCTGCTAATCGACGGAACAAAGATTACAGTTTCATCATCTTCGCTCTGGATAAGCTCGCTTACCGCGTCTCGAATATCACCGCTACCGGCCACAATGCCCTTGAGCTTAACCTTTTCCAGCAAAAGGTAAATACGCGCTGTCAGCGTGTTAATCTTGTCAAAATGAACGCTATAACGCTCATAGTCTGGAACAGGGATCAACGAACGACGCGCCAGTGTGCCATAAGCTGGACGCGGGCAGGGGAAGAAGTCTTTTAGCTTCAGGTGTGGCTCACCTTCATCCAGTAGGCGATCGACACCCTCAGAAACCCAATAAACCTTATTATCAGCGCGATGCCAGACTTCCCAAACGCTGCCTTTCAGTGACTTATCATCATTGCCGCGTTCTTCGTCTTCACGCTTTTTGGAAAGTTTTACGTCTTTGTAAACATCGCCGGATGCCTTATAGAAACGCTTACGCAACTCCTTACGCGTCATCCATGCACGACGAGCTACCCAACCAACCTCGGACCATTTACGGGCAGGTTCATGCAGGAAATCCATGCGATCAAGATGCTCGATACAAACGCGCTGTTCGCCCTTTTCTGATTCATACGTGAGCCACATGACGCCGCGATTGGTGAAAATCAGGTCGTCACGGACCTCGCACATAACATCGTCAATGTTAGAGCGGTCAAAGTTAGACACAGATACGCGCTCTAACAATTCAGCCGTCTTTGACTTGACTGGATCGCGATCTTTGAACTGTGTTGAAACTACAGGCTTTGGAGGATGCGCATAAACAGCAGGCTTTAGAATTTCATAGGAAGCCCAGAATAGATCAAGCTCACCATCTGTCCAATTTTCACTGTATGGACGCTTTTCACCCTGATATTTGCTGTAAACCGTATCAATACGGTCGCAAATATTCTGCCATTCGCGAAACTTATCCTTAGCGTTCTGCAATACCGACAGAACAACGCTTGAAGACTTTGGTTCGTCTTTTAATTCAAGTGTATCGGATGGCTGGATTTCTTCTTCGTCCACTTAAACGGCCTCATTTGCAAATGTTGTGGCAATGTAACATGCAGGAGTGCAAAAGAAAAGGCCCTCCGAAGAGGGCCCGTAACAAGACTGCCTACAGCCATACGGATAATATCAGAACGCGCCGGGAGGTTGCGCCGACACTTATGCCTCGACGCTTTCAGCGCCGCCGTTCTGATTTCGCGGGATATGCCTTAAACCTCTCAGCCATAGGACAATTAACATGCCCCAGCGGGATTTGAACCCGCGTCACCATTTGGTGAATATCCCTTCTCGTAGCCCTCATGTCTCACGCTACCCGGATAAGTGGGGCGGTACTGCATGAGGGTGGATTTTTGCCCTAGTCGGCGCTCTTTTGAGCCGTCTGGCTACGAGGACTTCCCCAGACCCGTTCTCCAACCACGGCTATTTTCGCTGGCCGTCAGCTACATGCGAGGATCGGCGCTTGATACGCTCGATGTGCGAAACGCCCTCGCATTCCTATATCCTACTCCGAACCCGGCCTAATTACAAGGCTGTCTTTCCAGTCTACGGTGCCGCGTTTGTAGGATTTGTGTGAGTTGGCATTGGAGCAAATGTCGTCTAAATCCACCCACTGGTCTAAATCTTTAATTGATGGTCTGTTTCGATAAAGGAAAGGAATACCATTTTCATCCCTCGCCATATACTTAAACTCCGGCGCAACATGATCCCAGTTGATGGTGTCTGGTGTGGAGGAGGGTGCGATGCGGTAGGTTCCGGCATCCCAATCCCAATAAGGTGTATCTTTCTTTGACCAATAGTCATAATTATTACCGCAGAACTCAACTTCCTCCCCATCCACATAAGCCTGCATCACTTCAATCATGCGCTTTGTGCGTTCGATGTGGTCTTTGTTGGTCATCAAACTTCTCCACGTGCTTTGGCGAGCAATGCATCGATTTCAGCGCAGAACGCAGCTTCCCATGGGCCTAGATCGTCTTCATCCATCCACTTACGGACTTCCTCAAGATTGCGATAAAGCTCTGGCGCGGCGGCGATTAGGTGGGCGTTTGCGCGGTCAATTTCATCACCAAAAGGGGTACCGTCAGCGGTATCCTTTGTGAGGATACCGGGCGAAAGGTCATAAGATGACCAATTGTCGTTTTTGGACTTAACCCACTCCCACGGCCCCTTTGTAAACTTTGCCCCACTCATAGCGCACCTGCTTTCTTGAGTACATTTAGAGCGTTATGCCAATTTTCATCATTGTTGTTATCAACAATCTTATCCAGCGCGCTCACCAACTCATCATGCATGTTCACGCACTTGACGATGTGGGCGGCGTTGGCTTCTTCAAACACATTAGCGATGCACTGATCTGGCGTCTGAATTATTGAGAAGTATCCGTCTTCAGGCGTGAAAACTCCGTTCAGTTGGTCCCAAGGCGTAGGCGTGTGTTCTTTCGTCATGATTGTTTCTCCACTTCTAAACACACATAAACATACAATTGTTATGTAGTCAAACCCTTTTACGCTGCCCAGGCAACGGAGAAGCATAAACAGCGCTATAATCCATGCGCTCAGGCTTCTTCTGCGGCTTACCTGGGGTCATACGATCCATAAGCTGCCCAACCAATCCTAGAGCGTCAACCTGATCGTCATGAACACCTACAGGGAAACTCATCATCTCAGACATAAGAGCATCTAATCCCGGCAAGTCGTCCCTCACATACAGCCCAGACAAGGCAATGCGTCCACGGATAGACTGAGCACGTACAGACTTGTCACCGCCACGCGTTGGGAACTGCTCACGCGCCACATACGAACCAGTCTCGATCATACGCTTCACAAGGAAAGGCCCAACACCTGATTTGATCTGTCCTGTTTCCTCAGCCCAGCCAATAGGTTTCCACTTTCGCACCAGATCGCAGAACGAATCTACCCACCTGTCAGAAGATGCCTGTTGCCTCCATATATCCAATAGCCAAATACGCCCCTCGCTATCAACGCCAACGACAACATGAACGGTATAATCCCCGCCATTATTCGTTACAGCGTAGTCAGACGCGCCATAGATCGACATGGTATTAAGAGGCGGCACCTGTGAGGCTGATACAAGCTTTATCCATTCTTTCTTGAAGTAATCACCGCTATCAGGTGCAGGTCTCTGCTGGAACAATGCAGACCATGTGCGCGGGTTCTTTCGATGAACCTGCCAGTGCTTTTCGTCAAACCATTCCTCCCACAACATTTGACCTATCTCGCGCCCAAGCGGGTCGTCAGCACGTTCGCACTCAGCAGCAAGGCAAATAACCTCCCATTCAAACCCATCCTTGCCCATAATCATACCGGATTCGCCGGCGTAGTTATCTGGAAGGATACGGCCTGACAGGTCGTCTTCATGCCAGCGTGTTTGAATGATAATAATAGAGCCTCCCGGCTTCAAACGGGTAAGAACCGACTCCTGATACTCATCCCATGTCCTCTGACGGATAACCTCGGAATCAGCGTCTTGCCTGCCCTTGATTGGGTCGTCAATAATGACGCAGTTATGAACTAGTATTCCGTTGGCGAAGAAGTTGTGGTTCTTCGAAACTTGGATGTCGAAGACACTGGCTTCATCGCCAATTCTCTCAACCGAGATGACGTGATCTCGCTCGGCTTCCCACGCAAGCTCCTGTGGGCCTCCTTGTGGCAGGCTGGACAAAGGGTTACCAAATTCGTTGACGCGTTGTTCATCGGCCAATTGTCGATGTGGTGAACGTGTAGCTTCTTGTCGTCCTCGCATATCACGCACATGAAGCCATCCCTCTCTACGATCAGCGGCCTCATCACCCTGAACGCGCGGGCTGAATGAGGCTGTTGCCTGAGAGGCGTAGCTCCATCCTTCCACATCGGGTTCCCCTTCTCGCTCATACGCCGAGAATGGTCTATGTCCGCACATGTTCGGCTGCAATAGGCGGCAAAGTCCCCCACCTTCTTGCCACGCCAAACCGCTTTGAAAGTCTTGTTGCAAGTCGGGCAGTCGCGGGAGATTGGCGGATGAATCGCAGGGCGCCACTTCCTTAGAACTGGACGGCATGTGTCGCAGAACCTGCGCGTCTTCTTTTCCGTCGGGTTCCCGCACCCTTCGCACTTTCTCCTGTCCTTGTACGACGCGTGCTCTTGGCTGCAAGGAAGGCAGCAATAATGATCCCTTCCGCACTTCGCCTCCCATTTCCGGTAATCGAATGCTGGTTTCACCTTCTCCTTTGCGCAATTGGCTCAAGAGACTATCACCGGGGGCAAGTGAAGACGCTTTGACGTATCCACGCCCGGTGTAGAATTGATGATTTCCCGTAGCTTCAACCACTGAGCCTCTGGCAGTGGTGACCCTGTAAATCCCAATTCCCTTACGATGGGAGAAAGCTTCAATGTCTTGGTACTCCATCATATTTAATCTGTGATTGAAGCTTAGCACTTTAACGGAAGCGGGGCAATGTTCTATATTTTCGATGGCGACAGGGCCTTCACTGGTTTCTATCATGGTACCAGCTACCAAGCAGTCGGCTCTGTTACCCGTAATACCAGACAGAATGCCCCCTGACATGTATTCGGACCCGTTGTCCAAGGCCCACTCGTCGGCGGCGGCTTGATCTCCACTCAATGATGTTGAAAAAAGGGCACGGTATTTTGATTGCTTAATAATTGAGCGGGTTCGACGGCCAAACTTCTTAGCCATGTCTGAACCATAAGACACGCCGATGACTTTGAACCCTGGCTTCTGCCCCATAGCCCATGATGGGACGACAACGCTGCCATATGAACTCTTCGCACTGCCTGGTGGCATAAAAAGCATAAGCCGTCCGTAAGGCTTTTCAATGCACCTTTGAGCGGCTTCAAGTATCAATATGTGATGTTTAGCTAACTGCGTCTCAGCAAAATATTCTGCTTCGTCGCTTTCCTCGTCCTGTTCTTCAACAGGAGCTCCCGGAACCTCAATGTACCGGGCATAATCAACCAGATTTCGACGAGCCTTACGTCTGTTTAGAAGCTCTTGGGCGGCTTGGGCTTTGGTTATGGTCACGAGGTTATTTCTCCCCCGCAATAACCTTTGCAAGATCTTCGTCTGTCATTTCACCGATGGAATGTTTGTGTTCCATAGTGCCAGTCTGATGAACCTCTTGACGCTCCGTGTAATCCTCACGGAAACGGGCCTCCATAGACTTTTTCCACACGGCTGCATTAAACCCACCCCCGCCAAGGAACATGCCTTCACGGCCTGCTTTTTCCCACCAAGCCTGACAATGAACCTTAGCTCTACTTAACGCTGCTAAAAACTCTGGGTGATCTGATGCCCAATTCTCAATAGTCTGTCGTGAAACATCAAAGTGAGCAGCCATCTGCGCCAGGGAATCTCCTTGTTTCCCAAGTTCAATGACTGTCTCACAATATTCTGGTCTGTATAAGGTTGGACGACCGCCAGCCATAACTATTCATATTCCTCTAAAATCTTCACCTGACGACGCAAATACTCTGCTACTTCATGAATTGGCATGGTAGACGCCATAAGGTTGATTGCTCACTCACAGAACCACATAGACTGACTTGCTTGAAAGTCATAGACTGACTGGTCCGCTATCTGCTGTAAAGCTTTCTTGCCTTTCTTGCTCATACAACCTCCATGATATTTCTATCATACGCCTTTTTGTACGAAATGCTTATTCCCTTATATCCTTCACACTTGTACGTATGATGTTCACAGTATCGCCCTTTAAACCTCAAATGTCCACAGAATAAATGCGGGCCTTCTGCCGTTAGCGGGTACATGCATCCATCGTTATCAATGAGTGATACTCCTGGCAGGCGTGACAATTCGAAATCATCCAGCTCTGGGTCTTGATACCAGGCTGCCTTTGAACCAGCGTTAGGATTGAACTTAGACATTCGATTCACCGGATCATTTCTAGGCGACTTCTTCGCCTTCATCGAACGATTAACCCGGTGAAGTGTCAAATCCCTTTTCTTAAGGTCCCTTTTTTTGAATAACTCACGCTTTCGTTTTGTAAGACCTGATACCTGACCAGGGGTTAGTCCTGTCTCCAATGCAATAATCTTGACTGATGCGCCTTCATTCCAAAGCGCAACCGCCTTATCGATCAATCCACGCTCAATAGCCTGCCGCGACGTAATACCAAGTTTCGGGAACAATTCACGATAACGATGCATGATCGAAAGGACTGAATTCCGGGTCACCCCAATCTCTTCCGCAATCTCCATCGCAGACTTGCCATCTTTCCATAGCCTTGAAGCACGATCAATTACTTCCTGCGTCCAAACAAATTTCATCTCAAGCACCACATAACGAACGGAGCAGCAACCCTGGCAACGATTAGATATCCGATGAAGGTTATCATTTTGCGGTTTCCTTCTGATACTTCCTGACAGCAATGATGAGTTCACCCATGCACTCCGCCGAGTGCTTCCCATGCTTATGCGCTTCTACCTCACGAATGAGAACTTCCACTAGATGCTTACGGCTTCCGCCTTTGCGGCTGGCTTCTGGGGAGTAGGTCATGTTATCCTCCAAATAATAAAACACCACATGGCAAACACTGCCAAAATAACAATTGTCTGGTCACTCACTTCCCATACCTCCCATAGATTGCGCCCACATTCGCACAGAAACCGGGCAAGGAGCCGTTTCTTTGGTAAATTGAACCCTGCTCCATGGCAGCACGGCGAACGCTCTCAGTGAACTCCTGTGGCGTTTTCTTGATATAGGGCGCTACTACACCAACCAATTCACGCAATGCATCCTCCGGTAAAGGCAAACCACAGTACTGTCTTGCCACCTCCATACGGATAATTCCAGTTAATGCATCCACAGGCTCCAGGGCTTGCGCGGATGCGGGGGCTGCGAATAGGGCGGCAGATGCCAGGATAATTTTAGCGTTGATCATCACACCAACCCCACAGCCAGAATTACGAACGGCACTGCAAACGCCAGAGCCAGCATTACACCTGCCATGATGCAGGCCCACATATCCTGATTTGTCATTTCACTTTCCTTCTCCACAAGATCGAGGTCCATCATCAGACCATCGATTGTTTTTCTCAACCCAAAAATATCAGCTTGGCTTACTCTCTCTGTCGTCATTCCATTTTCTCCACTTCGTTGTTTTGATAACCCACCATCCCACACCTTTTATGGCGTGTCAACACATAATTGTAAGAAAGATACAACCTGATACGAAAAATTCCCAAAAATCATTGATCCCAAAGATCCCAAACTTTGGGATCGACTAAGTAATTGAATTTAAAGCATTATCCCGAATATCCCTTGATCCCGGCTTTTTGGTATAAGGGGAGTGGGTGTAACAGTGGGTATAAGTCATATAATTGCTACAACTAGATGTAGCAAGATAGCTAA